CGACAAGTATTACATAATTGCACATTAACTGAAGGCCTTGAAATTGATAGATTGCCTATTATTGATGTTGAATTTTACTTCATCAATCTTCGTGCTAGGTCTGTTGGTGAGGTAGTTCAAAATAGATACCGTTGTGAAAATGAAGTTGAAGAAAAACCTTGTGGCAACTTAATGGATGTTGAATTAAATATTTTAGAAATACAACCTGATATGAGTAATGTTGTAAATGATGTTATTCAAGTCAATGATAGAATTAGTGTTAAGTTAAAATTCCCAGAGTTTTCTATTTTAGAACGAGCCAATAAATTTGAAAGTGTTACTGATATGGCTTTTGATATGATTGCCGAAAGTGTTGAATACATTTTTGATGGTGAACAGTATTATTATGCAGCCGAATCAGAACCAGATGAGATTATTGAGTTTATTGAATCATTGAATCAGGATCAGTTTAACAAAATAGAAAACTTCTTTAATAATTTACCAAAGTTAAATAAGAATATAGAAGTAGATTGTAAAAAGTGTGGTTTCCATCATTCTATTCAAGTGGAGGGTCTAGACTCTTTTTTCGCCTAACATTTCGTCATGACAATCTGAAGAATTACTACAAAACAAACTTTTCATTGATGCAGCACCACAAATATAGTTTGTTTGAACTTGAAAATATGATACCTTGGGAACGTGAAATCTACGTTGCTATGCTTATACAATACATTGAAGAAGAAAATGAAAAAATTAAGCAAAGACAAAACAGTAGATGATAACAAAAAAGGTCAATCAAAAAACATTCGCATGGGACCCTACCGCATTTCGAGGTAAGGGATATTGGTTTGTTTCTGGTAAAGACGGTTCATTTGGCCGTGCTGCCAGTAAAGCAGAATCAGTAGCTCTAGGTAAACCCAAAGACGAATCTGCTGATGTAAAATTACCTGCCGAAACAAACCCACAAAAAGATATTTCCGAAGGAACCAAAGACGGTTTCAGTAAAATGCGAGAAAAATTTGGCATGGGAAATATTGCAAAAGTATTAGGTAAAATGAAAATTATGAAGCCTTTTTCTTTCCTTGGCGGAAAAAAAGGCGACGAGCAAATCAAAGCACTCAAATCATCAGGTAATAGAAAACTAGGTAATGTTGATACAGCTTTCTATGCTACAGTTGAAGAAGGTAAAATCAAACGATTAACTAAAGGTGATTCTGTTACCGATGTTGCCGTTAAATTATCTAGCCTTGTCCAACTCTCGTATGAAAAGAAAAAACTAGCCAGAGAACTTCAAAGAAACTTCGAAAAAGAAATGTTCAATGAAGATAAAAGAAGGCATGAGGAGTTAATATCTGCCATTACTGGTGTAAAAAAAGAAGAAGAACAAAAAAGTACAATACAAAATAGAATAAAGAAAAGTATTAGTGAAGTAAAAGAATTCTTCAAAGAAAAAGCCAGTGCAATTTCTGTACCAAAAATACCTTTACCAAGTGGCACAGCATCCGTAGCAAAAACAGCAGTAAAGGTTGCGGGTGGTGTTGCAGCTGCAGCAGTAGGTACAGATGTGTTAGCTAAAATTGGTGGTGCAGAATCTTCAGGTAATTATGATGTGATGAACGCAGTCGCAGGTGAATATAAAAATAAAACATATGATATTAAAGCCGGTGGTGCTTCATACGCAGGAGGAACATATGGCAAAAGTTTAACTGATATGACCATTGGTGAAGTGCTAGAATTAGCTAATGACCGTAAAAGTAAACTTGGTGGAGGTGGTGCGGCCGCAGGTAAATATCAATTTATGCCAGCAACATTACAAGCACAAGCACAACAAGTTTTTGGTAATGAATGGGCAACCACAAAATTTAGTCCTGAAAATCAAGACAAACTTGCCAAGAATTTATTAGATTATGAAGTGAAACAATTAACATCAAGAGGTGTACAACCATCTGAGGCAGCCATATACATGGTACACTTTTTGGGTAATGGTGGTGCCGCTAAAATGGTGTTAGATGAGAGCAATAATGATAAAAGAATGGGAGATTTATTTCCTAGGCTTAACAATTCCAATAATGATACTATTGCTAAAATGACTGTTGCACAATATAAAGATTCATTGGATAAAAAAGGATTTAGTTTTGGTCCAATGAAAGAATCTCAAGGTACAACAGCAATGGCACAAGGTTCAGTTCCTACACCAACTGAAACAGGTAAAACACCAAGTGGTGTTCGAGTCAGTAGTGAATATGGACCAAGAAATATGGGTAGTGGGTTTCATTCTGGAGTAGATATTGCATCACCGATTGGAACTCCAGTATTTGCCTCTAATTCAGGTGTAGTTGTTGCTGCACGGTGGGAGAATCCAAATAATCCAAAACAAGGTTATGGTCAATTCGTTCAACTGAAACATGAAGATGGTACACAAACTGTTTATGCACACCTATCACAGATTGCTGTAAGGCAAGGTGATAAAGTAGAAAAGGGAATACAGATTGCTAAAACAGGTAACACAGGTTCTAGCACAGGACCACATTTACATTATGAATTAATAAAGAATGGTGTAAAAGTAAATCCAGGTAGTCAAGTAGCTTTGGCCGCAGTAACTCCTGGTGGTACTCCATCAAAATTAGACGTTGTTCTAGCTGAAAATCAAGGTTTAAAAAGAAATGAAGAACCAACTAAGTATAGTAATAATTCTACAGAGACAACTAAAGTAGGTAAAAAATCAGAACCAAAAACTTTGGCTTCTAAAGATTTACCTGATAATCCAACATTCATCGAAGCGCTGATATAAAATGGCAAACAAACTACCAATAACTAAAAGACTCAAAGACGAAATCTTTGTTTGGGACCCAACAGCATATCAAGGCAAAGGTTATTGGTATGTATTGGGTAAAACAGGGGCTTATGGTCGACCAGCAAGTAAGGCCGAAAAAATAAAATTAGGTTCACCTCAAAAATCAGAAACAAGTCCTGTATCACCAAAAGTGGCTTTTATGGATACTCCACAATTATCTCAAGGTGGTGGTAGAAGAAGGTATAGAAAAAGAATAAAACTTGCTGGACAACAAGACATTAGAACAGGTCCTTTAAAAGAAGTCATATTTCAAAAATGGTTTAATGAAGGCACTCCGATAAGTGAGGCTATTCAACAAGCACTATCAGAAAAATTTAAAGCAAAAGTTGCTACTATAAAAGACAAATTTGATCCACTAAACATGATTACTAAATTAGTTGGTGATAAAGCTGGTGCTATTATTGGTCGTAAAATGGGTAGAAGTGAGGAAGATATTTCAAGATTTACCGGTTACGGAGATACAACCGGCGCAAGAGATAGTAAATTAAAAGCTTTAAAAGGCGGTAAAGGAATACCTGATTTAGAAAAAGCAACTTATTCTTCTATATCTGAAGGTCAACAAAAGAGAATGAATAAGGGTTCTGGTTTAGCTGATGTATTGGCGAGAACTTATAATGTGTTGAAAAAATCATATGATGAAGAAAATAAGAAATCTAAAAATGGTGATAAATTAAACGAACAAAAAAATAAATGGAACAAAGAATTGGTTGAGGCAATTACAGCCAATAAGATGGAAAATGATAAAGTAACCATTAAAGAGTTTGATTCGTATAAGAAAATTATCAATAAAAAATTCAAAGAGATTGAAGATTTATTGGGTGATGGTGGTAAATCAATACTTGGTTCGATAGCTGAAGGCATGACAATGAGGTCTTTAGCTATGACCGCTGGTAGATTGGCATTAGGTGCTTCACCATTCTTAATACCTATTGCGGCATTAGTTGGTGGTATAGCTTCACAACAAGCTATTAAAGAAGATATTGAATCGAACCCTAACGATTCAAAGTATGATAATAACCCTTATGCAAATCAAATTAGGGATAAATCTAGTCTAGATGCTGCAGCTCAAAAAATGCAACATAGAGCATTAAAGAAAATAACTTACCCTAATGTTGTTGAACTATTAAAAGCTAATCCAGAATCATTAGTTGAAGATTCTGGAATGCCTTTACCAGAGTTACAGAAATGGGTTTCGGATAATAAAGCAAATGAAAAAACAGCCGTATTATCTTTTACACCAAAATCAGAAAGAATAAAATCTGAAGTAAAAGCAAAAGAAGCAGCACCATCAGCAACACCAGTTCCTGCACCAGCTGAAAAACCTGTTGATACGGCAGCTAAAGTAGTTGAAAAAGTAAACGAAAAAGTTATTAGTAATGCTCCCGCCAGTTCACAATCAAATACACCAACAGCAACAAGTGTACCAACAGCTAATGAAGCGCCCGCAACTAATAAAGAAGAAGTTTCAACCGATAGTTTGTCTAGTACATCGCCTGCGGTTAATGTACCTACTGAAAATAACACAGGTTCAGAAGTTGCTGCAGCCACACAATTGAACCAAGATTTATCATCAACAAATAATAGTGGTGCTATCGTGGCAGATAATTCTCAGAAAATTACTATTGTAAATCAAAATAATGATGGATTATTGGTAGAAGAATTGACTGGTGTAAGATTAGACGAATCCACATTCAAAAAAGTAGCAAGACAAAATCTACACATGATATAATAAAAAACCCCGCCGAAGCGGGGTTCATACTTGCATGAGATTTGTTAAAAACTCACTCACAATAACCATTAAAAGCCACAACCACCCGAGGTTTAGTACCTTCATATGGTTCAGCCCAATGTGTTAAAGCACTTGGAAATAAAATTAGTTTTCCTGGTTCGAATGGAGTGCTAGCAGAATCTCCACCAAGAAACTCAAGACCTTTTTTTCGTTCTATGATATAAGGAACCATCCAAGTATTAGTTCCTTTTACCCCAAGTTCACCGTCTATATGAAAAATACCAGACCATGTGCTTGTAATATGGTCGTGAGGTGAATGATAACCATGTTGTCTAGTAACATGAGCCCAAGATTCGTCTATTACGAATTTGTAATTGGTTCTATTTAAATTGTTAATGTATGTTTGTGAAGTATATAATAACCAATCCTTTAAAGCTTTAATTGATGGATTATCAGAATCTAAAAAATTAAATTCACTTTCCCATAAATTGGATTTGGCACCAAGAGCAACATTTGATTCAATCGTTCTTGGTTTTTCCTTTTTTAAACAATATTCAACAATATTTTTTTGATGATTTTGAAAATCATTCCAATTAATAGAAGCTAATAAAAAATATCCTGAATTCAATACTCTAAAACTCATTGATTAATTTTCCTCAGCCAACTTAGAGAAATAAGAAATATCATCATCATCGCCTTCGGCTAATGCTGGTACTTTCTTAGGTGCTTCTTTGAGTTGTTCTACTGTAGTCTTTGGCTTTACTACTTCACCATTCAGACCAAGTACCTTATCTAGTCTCTGCTTCAAGACCTCATAAGATTTGAACTCACTTGCCTTAGTCATATCTGATAAGGCATACTCTTTCTTCCAAACTGCTTCCATTGCTTCATCATCGTTTAACAATGGTGAAGCCGATTCGAATTCGGACTTATCATAATTCTGATAGCCTTCAACCTTACGAATCTTTAACTTGAAGTTGGCACCTTTCCATAAGTCAAATGGATTGATTGCTGTCTCATCCTCAAAAGCAGGATTCATTGCTTCGGTAATCTTATCAAAGATTTTCTTACCAAACTTAAACAACTTCACTTTGCCTTCATTCTCTGGATGTTTTGGATCCGAAATGATATAGACATTGGCGATATAATTCAACTTACGCTTCTGTTTACGGACTACTTCTTTGTTTGCTTCAATGCCTGAATTCCATAAACCAGAATTGTGCTCACATACTGGACATTGTTGATTCATTGTCGTTAAACAATTATCAATTAACCAACCACCAGGACCTTGGAATCCATGGGAGAATACTTTAACCCACGGTAAGGCATCATCACCATCAGCTTCTGCGGCAGGTAGAAAACGAATAACGGCCATGCCATTACCTGCTTTGTCTACTTCTGGTCGCCAGAAATTATCTGACTTCTCTGAACCTTCTGTTGGTGTGTTTAATGCTTCGATTGCTTTGGATAGTTTATCCAGATTGCCTGATTGGCGTTTGAGATTTGCGAAACTCATATAATGCTCCTTATTAACGGTGTATAAACGGAATATAACTGCTTTCAAAAACTACTCATAATCAACTACAAAATATAGTATATCACTTATTTAGGCGTTTGTCAAGCATACATTGACATTATTATGCGTGTATGCAAGAAACTTTCATGAAGTATACCAATACCACCTTCTCTCCTCCAGTCATCAATATTCTTGGCTGTATCATCTATTAGAATAGAGTCTGGAGTTGCGTAGTCCTTCTTTAGGCGTGCGCCAGGTACTAGGATAACAGGGAAGTCTATCTTATGCTTACTCAACCACTCCATTTTCTGGGGCCTAATTGCCGCATCTCTTTTATCACTAGAAGTGGAACTAAGAATGGTAATTGGTATACCAGTACCTTTTAAATAGTCCATCAATTCTATAGCTTCTGGCATTAAATCCAATGTGGCAAAATGCCTATCTTGAATAAACTTATCAAAGAATTGCACCCACTTTTTATCTCTTTCGGATTCTTTGGTTGTTATCTTAAATAACTCCTCATACCGCTTATCAAAGTCGGCAATCACACCATCCATATCAAGGTATATGTTCTTCATCTAAAATTCTTCACTAATATATTTTTAAAAACTACTTTATCATATTGAACAAATGGCGTATACTTTTCAATCTGTATCTGCCATATTGGCCAAATAATATCTTCTTTAATCTTTTCTGTCCACATTGGCCAAAAATTTAGTATATCATTCATTATAACAACGGTCTCTATTGATACTTTATCTCGCATCAATAAGCTTAATAAATTTGGATGCTCACCATTATACACTTTAATGATAGACTCTTTATCATCTTCGAAATGATCCACAAGATATAGGATATCATTCTCAAAGATGTAAGTCAAGCTCTGTTGTCTTTTCATCCACTTCTTGTAGGCATCTTCACCTTCAGCATTGGTCATTTCACCAACCCATTTATCACCTTCTAAGAAATTGGCAATATAGAATTGTTTTAATTCATCCAAAGAGTATTTACGGCTGAGTTTGTAGAATGAATACTTGTCCTTACGGGAAGAAAATGTAGTTTTAGTTACATTAGTTTTACCATTATACTTAAAGTAATCATAGGATTTTGATGTGAAATGGAGCTTCAAAGCATTATACAATGCAAAGGCTGCAAAACCTGTTCCCTCGTTCATATAGGCAGCTTGGAGGTCTTTTTAATTAGGTTGAGTGACTGTGCTTCTTCTCTAATCTCCGACTTCAAGGCAGAGGATATAAGAGTGGCTGCCACTTCAACTTCTAAGCCACTCTCTTTACAATAATGGCATATAGCATCCATCAATCCGATCCTCTTGTTTACTGCCAATTCTTTAATCAGTATACTAAATTCTGAAATTTCATCTTTTGTGGGCATATCAATTCTTATAAAATATGTGTTGACCAATCTTGGTAACCTTCTTCAAATTCCATCCAGGGTTTACATAACTGGCGTGATAATACATTGAATTTGTCCTTGCTATTTTATCATGAACCGATGGTTCTGTCAAGGCCATCCTAGCAACTATTTCTGATTCTTGCCATTGATACCTGTTTTGAACTACCAGATTCTTTACGCAAGTCCATGAGAACTGGCATACTAATAGGTTATTTGCTGAGTATGTTCTTTGGTAAACAACTTCACAAATTGTTTTAGGGAATTTAGGATCATTAGCACGGTTCAATACGACCTGTGCTACGGCTAGTTTACCTTCAAATGACTCCGATGCGGCCTCATGGTAAATATTTCTAGCTAAGCATTCCATTTGCTTTTTGAAATCTTTTGATACCTCTTCCTGTATCTGGTTGGCAATCATATCCTGTGCCAATGTAGGAATTGTATAGGCAAGAATAGTTGCGATTAAAAATATTGCTATGTGTTTTAGTGATTTTGATGAGAACATCATATCTCCTTTTGTTTACAGTCGATGCTTTGACCTTGGACCCAAGAACTTCTGATTTTTAGATGGGGGTTGAAAAAACTGTTTTTGGAGAGAACAGTAAAACTCTATTAATTAGAATGTCTTTGATACGGACAATACTGCAGCATTCTTATACAACTTCTGACCGTTTAAGGTGTTGGCTGTTTGAAATGTTGAAGTCTTGTTTGTATTGGCATAATACTTGGCAGATATATCAAAGCCAGCAATATTATAACCTAGACCAAAGTTGTAGTCTGTGTAATCCGAAGCTGTGTTGTTTGCAACATCAGTTTTACCTGCGTGAGCAAGAACACTAACTTTTGTACCAGCAACTGGATATGTTACA